CAGAAGCCATGAACGTACCCATCGGCCCTGCCGCATTCGTGTTCAAGCACAAGCGAACCGGACAAGTCGTCGTGGCACCCAGCGAGCGGTGGCATGAGTACTACGACAACAAGGAGAACTGGGAACATACCGCAAGCGTCAATGCCTGTATGGCCATCGAATACCTCATCAACGTCAAACCGAAGGAAAGGAACCGATGGATCAGATCGCTCACGGAGAAGATATGAAACTGCGAACGATCAAATGGGTGCTGTCACCGACCGACGACCATATGCTTTCGATGGAATGCACCGACATCGAGATCGTAGATGAGGGCGGCGGCGAATACGTCGAGGTGAGTCAATCGGCTGATGGCCACGGCAAGATCTCCATCAACCCCGAGGAATGGCCGATGATGCGCAAAGCAATCGACGATGCCATCAAGCAATGCAGGGATCTGAAGAAATGAAACTCCTCCACGAAATGCCCGTCGATCATCCGGCGCGTAACACCGCTCTGGTCAACCTAGATATCCGCATTCGCTGCCGTCACACCAAGTCCATGCGCGATCCGAGGACTTGGAAGATAAAATTAGACACCTACAACCGGCTGAACGATAGCTGGCGGAACAACTTCGATTTTATCATTTATCCGGCTGATTCCCAGTCGGATCGAGTCGTGTGACTCGGACAACCCGCAGACGGTAAATGTGTGACCGTACTGCGGACAAATTTCCAATTATGAATCTGAGAGAATACCAAAAACGTGTCGTCGAATGGGCCAAGACATCCGATGGATTGGTCATTGCACCAGCCGGTAGCGGCAAGACCTGGATCGCCGCTTCAATCGTCAACCTCTATCCGAATGACCGGATTGGTTGGCTGGCTCCAACAATCGAAACCTGCAAACAGGCCAAGGTGGCCCTCGATCTGGCCGGTGTTGATCCCGCCCGCTACGAGATCCGATGCCCACACGAGAGCGTCGATTTCACTAAGTGCGAACTCCTGATCGTTGACGAGTGCAAACACAGCCCAGCGAACCAATGGAAGCGCGTAGTCGAGCAGTGTAACGGGAGGCGTTATGGGTTCGATGCGACTCCTTGGTGCGATGATCCAGATCGGAATGAGGTTCTGCGGAAGCTCTTTCGCAATCGTCAGATCGAGATCACCAGGGGAGACATCGGCGATTCATTGGCCGATGCAACCCTTGTCATGTCGAACGCGACCGACATGGGTCTTGAGATGCGAATCGACAACAACATCGAGCGGTTGTTCAAAGATCGCCGTCGTTACATGAGGATAAGTGACGAGGAATTGAAACGGATGTGTGCTTGGGAATCCATCGTGGACATCGGCATCTGCCAGAACAATGCGCGCAACGAGTACGCTCGCGATGTGGCCATAACGCATGGCGATATGCAGACCTTGATCCTAGTGCCACGCATCACGCTGGGCGAGTGGTACGAGCATGAGATTCCCGGTGCGAGATTGGTTCACTCCAAGATCGGTAAGAAGGATCGACGCTCCTACATGGAGGAGTTCAAGAGCGGCAACCTGAAGACGATGATCGCGACATCATTGGCCGATGAAGGACTCGATCTTCCGAATGCCGAACTTTTGATCATGGTGAGCGGTGGGCGGTCTCCGCAGAAGACGATTCAGCGGGCCAGCCGTGTGTTGCGTAAGACATCGGATAAAAATAACGCGACAATCTATGATTTCACGGACAAGTTCCATCCTATCGGAGCGTTCCACGCTCGGAAGCGAATCAAATCATACAAACAACTTGGGATCATAGATGAGCGCGAGTCCAACTGAGAACATAGTGTTCTTGATCGGTGAACTGAAAGGGGTTTCGAGGAATGGCGAGACGAAGAACGGAGCGAGGATGGTTCGGAGAGTGATCAGTGTCGCTAGGCACTGGACCGATCCATCTGGCAAGTTCCACGAAGATTTCGACGACTTTGAGGTCGTCTCTTGGGGTCAGGTGGCGCAGCAACTTGAGGAGATCGAGAATGGTGCGCTGGTGAGGATCAAGGGGCGGATCAAGGTCGAGCGATGGTACGACGGTGAAGAAACAAAAAGTGCAATCAGGATAGCTGCGGAGAACGTCGTTGTTCTCTGCTATTGAGAAAACAAAATGAAAAAAGAAATCAGACAGGTGGCGGCGTTCATGGCCTCGTTCGGCCAGGACACAAAGGTCAATCCACGGATACCGGATGAAAAGACTCGCGCCCTTCGTCGTGCATTGATCGACGAGGAGGCCGCAGAACTCGAAACATCCAAAGATCCGGTCGAAGCACTCGATGCCATCGCCGACCTCCTCTATGTCGTCTACGGAGCGGCAATCGCTTACGGATTCAGCGAGGATCAGGTCGAGCGAGCGTTCCAGACGGTTCACGAATCGAATATGTCGAAGCTCTGGCATCCGGCTGAATTGCAGATGATCGATAAGCTGGAGAATATGCCGAAGGAACACACGATCACGAAGACGCAGAACCGTTACATCGTGAAGCGTAAGGACGGAAAGATCATCAAGAGTCCTTCGTACAAACCCGCCGACATCGTCTCCTGCCTCAAATGAAAACCATCGTCGCTTGTGACCCAGGGGTGAATGGCGGATTCGCGATCAAGACCCAAGACGGAATCATCCTCCTGCCGATGCCCGAGTCCGTACCGGACATGGCCCAGTTGATCAGCGGATTCAAGACAACCGAATCCCATTTCTGGATCGAGAAACTACCCAAGTTCGTGTCCAAGCTGACCCCGGCCTCCGCAGTCGCCACGCTCCACGAGAACTACGGCATCTGCCAAGGATTGGCCTACGCATACGGTTATGCTCTGCATCGAGTCGAACCCAAGATATGGCAGGAACCGCTTGGACTAGGAGGCAAGAAGTCCTGTGCGACCGGACCCGAGTGGAAGCGAAAGCTCAAATCGAAGGCTCAAGAACTCTATCCAAGCCAAGATGTTACACTTAAGAACTGCGATGCGTTGCTAATTCTTCACTACGCACTGGGTGGAGGTCGTTGACAAATGATAATAGAATGCGGCATTTTTAATATTGCCGCACATGAATATCATCAAGGCGCGGAAACGGGTGATGGCCATAGGCTGCACACACGGTAATCGCGCCAACAAGAACGCTCTAGCTGCCGCACTCCTGTTCCGTGAAGCGTATCGTCCTGACGAAGTCATTCATCTGGGTGATGCTTACGATCTGGCAAGTCTTCGAGCCGGTTCATTGGCAAATCCAGCAGATAGCGATGCCGCTGACGATTATCTGGATGACATCGAGTGCGGAGCTAGTTTTCTTAACGATCTACGCCCTACTGTTTTCACCCTCGGAAACCACGATCAACGAGCGCAGAGGTATCTGAGGCACCACAACACGGTCGTTCGCGGATTCGCGGAAGCGGTCTGGGAACGGATGATCAAGCCGATAGAGAAACACTGTCACACCTTCATCCAACACAATGACGTCTTCAAAAGAAGTTTCTATCATTTGGGTGGATTCGCATGGGGACATGGCGTTTTGTACGGCGAGAATTTCCTGCGTGATAGTGCAGAGACCTGGGGAAACTGCGTCGTGGCACACGCGCATCGCGCTGGAGTTGCAGCCGGACGAAACTCCCTACACCCACTTGCATACAGCCCCGGCACCTTGAGCGATATGCCATGCATGGAATACGCGCATAAAAGGAGATCCACGTTGGCGTGGTCTCACGGAATCGTTTACGGCGAATACGATGATGACAGTGCAAACCTGAACGTACACATATGGAATCAGAACGAGACAAAATGGAGTCTGCCGAGCTTCTGACGAGGCTCCGTTTGGCAATCGCCAATCAACCGGATGAAATCCCCGCAGGTTGGAAGACGGTCGAACAATTTGCGGTCGAATGGGGTATGACCAACAACGCCGCAGGAATCGTTCTTCAAAGAGCTACCAAATGCGGTGCGATGGAACGCAAGCGGTTTCGCATCCAAACGGTTGGCAGAGGTGTCTATCCGACGCCGCATTACCGCGAGATCAAGGCTTCAAAATCCGCCGATACCCACACTTCCAAACCTGCTTAGTCAGGATATTAGCAACCCTGATAACTTCTTCTTCGGTGAGATCCGGTTTGGCGAGGTGCAGGACTTCGTGAATCAATGTGTCCAACCGCTCGCGTTCGCCCTGTCGAGGGTCGATTTCGATGACGTTCTCACCGTGGAAGCACTGTCCGAGTGCGCGTTCGCGACCAAGTTTTTTCTCCACAACCCTGATCCGCATAAAAACATGAGAATGAATCGTAGAGACGAGATCAAGTCGATAGCCATCGCGGCTTTCGCAATGGGTCTCATTGTTGCAACAGCCTGGTTCCTATTGTTCGTACTATGAATACAACCATCCGAGTAGCAGACGCAGACGAGTCGTCACCCAAACTAAACTTCGAGGACTTCAACCGTGCTTACCGCAAGTGGTTGATCCGCCGAGGATTCAACGATGAAGTCGAGCGAATCGACCGCTTCAAAGGCATCGCCCAGCGGTGCCGCGACAAGAAAGCAGCGAAAAAGAAAGCAACCAAATGAACGCATCAACGATCACCCGAGAACAGCTCTTGAAAGAGGCACCTAAGCTCGTCGAGTATGCTATCATGCGGGGATGGATGGCCTACCCGAAGAAGGCCAAATGCCCCGATCACTGGAGCAATGGAAAGGATTTAAGCGATGAAGACGTTCAAGAACTCCGTAAGACCCTCACTGAAGGTTCAGGTCATTGATGACGACGCAGAGATCCGAATTGGCGAGATGAAAGTACCAGCGGTGGCCTACGTTCGCGAAGGCCGCAAGAAGGTGAGCATCCGCACCAAGGAGGAGTTCAAGGCGAAGTTTGTTCGGGATGAATCGGAATCCTGACACCTACATCGACGCTCAGGCAAAGCTCTTTGAACACTTCGACCAGAGGAGAATCAGGATTCAATTCTGGTCGAAATTTTTGATCACACCCAAAGAGCTTGCCCTGCTGTTCAAGCGGAACCGCGAGCATCGTCAGTTCATACAGGAAATAGCGTCCTCGGACCTCGGTGAGGCGGGACGTAAAGCGCGCACATATCTTGGAATCACATGAATACAATCGAACGGGCGCGGGCATGGCTTGCCAGCGTACCAGGAGCGGTCTCCGGCCAGAACGGCCATTCCCAAACATTCACCGCAGCTACAGGTCTCGTTCACGGGTTTGAACTGACCGCTCGCGACTCACTCGCGCTGCTGATGGAATGGAACGAGAAGTGCAGCCCCAAATGGAGCGATGCGGAGCTTCGGCATAAGATCACCCAAGCCGAGAAAACACCGCACACGAATCCGAAAGGCTACCTCAGAAACACCCGTTCGACCGGCAATCCGGTCTCGATGACCGGAAAGTTTGTCGTCCGCAAGATCCTTGCATTACCGGAACAGACTTCCCGATTTTCAACCGAGGACTTCCTCAGAGCCTGTTTCGATCCAGAGGATACCGTCTGCATCTGCAACGAGATCATCACAGACGACGAGGGCCGCTCTCGCCCCGCTTCCAAAGGGACATACCTCAAGAGGGACGAATGGATCAAATCTCACTTCACCGCTCCCATATCGCCAATGTGGACCGGCAAAGAGGCCCGTGGTGCGTATGTACGGATCAATCCATGCAGCGACCAGACCGGAACCGATTCCGGCGTCTCAACCTTCCGCCATGTCCTGGTCGAGATGGACGAGAAGTCGAAGGATGAACAGTGGACGATCCTGAAGGAATCGAACCTGCCGTTTTCGGTCATCATCGATTCGGGCGGCAAGAGTCTGCACGGATGGGTACGAGTGGATGCTGCCAACCGCGAGGAATGGGAGCAGCGAAGGAACGTGGTGTACCAACACCTCGACCACCTCGGGGTTGATCCTAAGAACAAGAATGCCAGTCGCTTCAGCCGGTTGCCCGGCGTGATGCGGAACGGTGTCGAGCAGAAGCTCTTGGCCCTCAATCAGGGTGCGCCATCGTGGGACGATTTCATCGATCACTTGGAGTCGGCCAATCTGCCGAGCAAGTTCGATCTCGTTGACATCATCACCTACGACAAGGAGAACGATCCTGACAACCTGATCGGTGACCGCTGGTTGCGCCGTGGAACCAGTCTTCTCTTTGTGGGACAAAGTGGATGCGGCAAATCCTCATTGGTGATGTCCCAAGCGATCCATTGGTCGCATGGATTGTCCTGGTTCGGAATAGCCCCGATCAGACCGCTGAAGGTGATGGTGATCCAAGCGGAGAACGACATCGCGGATATGCACGATTCGCTGATCGGTGCGGCGAAGGGCGTGTTCTCGGATTATTGGGAATCGAAGATCCGAGAATCTGGAATCGAGTTCTACCGCGAGACAGTTCGGGTTGGGATCGATTTCACGACGATGCTTCGGAAGATGGTCAAGAAATCGAAGCCTGACATCGTGTACATCGATCCGCTGCTTTCGTACATCGGAGGCAATCCTGCGGACATCGAGGTATGCTCGCAGTTCACGCGGCAACAGCTTCAGCCTTTGATGATCGAGACGGGTGTGATCATCGTGTTGGTGCATCACTTCCCGAAGCCCAAAGGGAAGGATGAGAAACCTGAGAGCGTTGCAGAGATGGCCTACTCAGGATTCGGATCGAGCGACCTGACGAACTGGGCGCGAGAGGTGATGGTCCTGCGTGAAGTGGGCTACAACAGTCCTCGGAAGTTTATGCTTGGGTTGGCCAAGAGATCGATGAGGAGCGGATTACAGGATCGTGAAGGTAAGAAGACAGGCGGAATCACTATCCAGCATTCGTTGAAGAACATCTGCTGGGAGTATGCTCCACCGGAGGTTTTCACGGTGGATAAGGAGCAGAAGCGGAATAAGGCGAACGGATTCCGCAAGAAATTCCACTGATCAGGCGTTGGCCTTCTCGCGCAAAGCTCGACGACGGCCTTTCGCAGCGAGCGATTGGAACTTCGCCTTGCCGAGCTGCTTGCGGCCAATGTAAGCCGCAATAGCAGCAGGGTCTTTCACTCCCTTCTTCTCAAGCTTCCCAACGAGTTTTTCAAAGCGGCCACCGCCGCCGAGTCGCATCTTGTCCATAATTTTACCAGAGGTTGTTACAGGCCCAGTATCGAGCCGTTGTTTTATCTTTTGCTGTCTCGCAGTTGTGCCGCGAGCGAAAATTTGACCGACGTTGCTTGTTGTGATGCTTGGTGAAGTCGGAATACCGAACATCTCCGAAATGCACAGCAACAACATTTCCTTTGGCGTTCTTAACGAACACCGTCTTCTTCTTTGGATACGGAGTAACACCCTCGATCTTTCGAGGTGAATTGAGCGTCACCTTCCGTCCACGCCAAGTGTTACCCTTTTTGGAGAGGGAGGTTTTCATGGTTTCACCGAGGACGGCTAGGAACTGCTAGTGTCTCATCGAAAATCTGACGCTTTTCTTCAGGAAGACTTTCGCGAACAGCATCAGACTTTTGCTTCAATTCATCCCAAGTACGAAAAAGATTTTGAACCGGAACGTTGGCCGTACGAGCCAACGTCTCAGCTTGTTGCATCGTGATGTTAGGCTTCAGTCCTCCGATGATTCTCGGAACGCGAGAAACAGAAGCCATAAAGTTCTGGGCAGCAGGATTGCCAACCAAAGAATCAACAATCCACCTAGCCCTAGAAACTCGCATGACCGCATCAGCAAGTTGGTTTGGCTGAAGTCGGCCACCTTGCTGGGTCAGGTTTCTAGCACGGGTCCAAACCATGTAATCGTTGATCAGATTGAAATCAGCAGGATCAAGCGTTTCACGAATGATCTGCATCCGGTTTGGATCTTGAAGCATGTCTTCGACCGTCTGAACACCTCGTCTCAAATTCTGTGGTGCAGTCCCAGAAACATGGTTCAACAGAGCAACAGCGGCATCAGCCTGAACGGCTTGTCTGGTTTGAGGAGCAAGTTGGTTCAGCGCATTTCTTACGATCTGCGGATTGTTCGACCTGAACAAGAAATCACGAACAAACTCGGTCGAGTCCACATCTGGAT